CAGAGCCGGGGTGGCGTCTGCTGGCGGCCCGAAGCGTGGTTAGGCTGCGACGTCCGCGACCAGGAGACCGTTGATGTCGCCGGCGACCGGCAGGAAGATCGAGGAGACCTTCGTCCAGGTCGTCACGGGGTCCGCGTCCGTGTACTGCACGACGGTCAGGCCGGGGGCCATCTCCTGCGTGAAGTCCACGGCGTTGGAGCTGACGAGCTCGCGCGCCTCCGCGGTGATGCCCCACTGGGACTCGCCGACGTTGTCGGTCACGAGGATGACCTTGTCGTCCGCGATGACCCGGGCGGTGCCGGAGTCCGTCGGGACCTCGCCCTCGTAGACCTCGATCGGCGGCAGACCGAACTGCGCGCGCACCTGCCCGAGCTGCTCGGGGGTCAGCGTCGGCGGGGTCGCGATCCCCGGCCAGAAGAACGACCGGTACTGGTTGTTCCGCAGCAGGTAGTTCCGAACCCGCTCGGACATGATCGTCCGGACGACCGGCCGGCGGGCGTCGGTGCGGACCTTGCGGACCCACGTCTGCTCGTCGTCGAGGGCGAGGGCGGTCGGGTCGGACCACAGGGTCCCGGGGGTCACGACGTGGTCGGCGGGCAGACCGAAGTCGGCCTCGTCGATCACGCCGTTCTCGTTGATCGTGACCTTGCCCGTGGAGAGGAACTGCCCGCGGGCGGCCTCGGCGCGGTTCAGGATCGCGGTCGTGTTGTTCTCGATGTCGTCGTAGATCGACTCGACGATCCGCTGGATCAGGGCGTCCGACCCGCCCTCGGCGAGGGTGAGGAGCAGGTCCTCGTTGATCGGGAGCTTCTGCGACAGCGGCGGGAGCGCGAGCTCCTGGGTCGCGATCGTCCCGGGCCGGGAGCCGATCGGGGCCTCCGCGTCGTACTGGCGGTACTTCGCGGTGGTCCGGCGGATCGTGCGGCGGACGGTCTTGGACTTGCGGCCCTGGACCTGGACGTTCGGCAGGACCGAGGTGAGCGGGTTCTCGATCGGCTCGGGGACCTGCCGCGCCACGAGGGTGGCCTCGGCGGGGGTGACGAGCTCGAGGATGTTGACCATGTCGTGGGGCCCTCTCAGATGAACCGGATACGGCCGGCGACGTCGGCCTTGCCGGCGGCGTCGACGGCGATGGGCAGGCGGGCCTCGCGGACCTTGCCGTGGGTGAGGATCGCGCCGCCCGCGTTCACCTGGCCGGCGGTGACCTGGCGCGGGCCGACGAGGAACCCGACGAGGGTCTGGCGGCCGTCGGTGGCCGTGTCGTCGTACGGGCCGTACTTGCCCGACGCGGTGATCTTGCCGAGCGGCAGACCGCCGGGCAGGAACCCCTTCGGGTAGTGCGTGCCCGCGGTGAACGCGCTGATGAGGAGGGTCACGGGCTCCGTGGAGTCCAGACCGTGGGCGGACCCGAGCCACGACGGGTCGTCGACGCCCGCGATCTCGGTGGTCTTGACCTGGATGGTCATGGTCGCTCCCAACGTGGGACGGGTGGGGATGGGTTCGCGCACGACCGGGGTCGGCGTCCACGGGTCAGCCAGTCGTGGTCCTGGTCCGCTCTCGGCGGTCGAGTGGAGTGTGCAGAGGGGGGTGTCACACGCGCGGCGGCCAGGACCAGTGCCCCGGCGTCGGGTCCTCCGCGTACGGCACCTTCTCGTTGAAGAACAGGCCGGTCGGGTTCAGCACGCACAGCGAGACGTCGTCGCCGTCGCCGATGGCGGTGATGATCGCGGCGCGCGGCTCGGGCAGGTACTCCCCGCCCGGGGTGCCGTACGACCGGTAGTGGACGATGCGTCCGATGCTCGGCTTCATAGCTGCCCTGCTCTCGTGTCGGTGTGGGATGTGGTCGGGGCGCAGGACGCGCTGCTGCAGGGGCAAGGAGGCCCGGGCGCGAGGAACCCCCAAGCGGCCTTCACGGGATCTCGCACCGAAGGAGTGACGGCTGCCCGGCCCGTGTTGACGCCCCGACCACTGGTCTGTCAGGCCGCGGGCTTCCGGTACCCGCGGGCGGCGGCGACGGCGTCGGCGCGCTCCTGCGCGGTCTTCGCGGCGGGCGGGTTGGCCGGCGG